GAAAAGAAAAAAGTTAAAAAAATTGTCAAAGAGACTCATAATGATCCAGAGGGTAGAGCTAAAAAGATCGCCGAAGAATTTGGCTTTGAATTGGTGTTAACAGATGATGAAAAAGATTTGCGCGACACTGTTGATTTTTAGTTTAATCTGGCTACCATCAACGTCACTAGCAGAAACCCCTAAAGTAGCAGAAATAAAACAAAGCCAGAAGGCTCCCTTCAATGGCATCCTTTACAACTACCAAGCCAACGCAGTATTGTTAGCCTCCAAAGAAAAAGGTCAACTAGAGTGCTCGCTTCAATTAAATCACGGCGTAGCCAAAGAAAAAGCCAAGTGCGACATGCTTACTTCGACTGTTAAGGCCTCATTGGAAGCCACAGAGAAGAAATATGACGCTATTCTCAAAATTAAAAATGGTCAGATCGATCATCTTGAAAAAATAACACTTGAGCAGCCCGACGCATACAGCCACTGGTGGTTTGCCGGCGGCTTTGTCGGCGGTGTAGCTTTATCGATGGGTATTTTTTATGCGGCAGTACAAACAGCGAAATGAAGCCAAAAAAGGATTTAAATTATATTGCTAAAGTTGAAAAAGCAATTGCTAAGAAATATGGTAATATTGCAATACAAAATCCAGCAAGTTTTTGGGATGAAGAAAAAGAGAAAAAATATTTAGAGCAACTCAAAGAAGAAGCAAAGCAACAAGAAGAAGCGCAGCACGAAGAACAAATTGATGTTGGCGGTTTTTTTGTTCCCAAGAAACTAATTAATAAAGACACTAGTAGAATATGTCCCGTATGTGAGATTTATTCTGTTAAAGCGTCAGATGATGTTTATATGAGCAAATACGATTGTTGTTATAAATGTTATATTTTATATGTCGATGGCCGCGAAGAGCGCTGGCTAAAAGGATGGAGGCCCAAAGATGGCTAAAAAGAAAAAGAAAGGTATGACTACTTTAGAGGTTGTTAGAGCGATTTCTCAAGCGGCCTCAAAATCTTATGATGGATACGACGGCGAAGGCGAGCGAATTAAAGCTGGCTTGAAAAGAGAAGAGGGCAATCCTCTCTTGGATAAAAGAGTTATGGATGGCTTCGGTGTTAAGTTCTCTGGTGACAAGCTTTGTGTCACTTACCATGGTGAAGTTAGCATGAAAGATCTACATCGCAACGGCCCAAAGAAGTTTGAAAACGAAATGGAACAAACGTATAAAGACATTGTAAAATTTATTAAAAAAGAGTACAAGAAAGACACCGGCAAGGCGCTAACTCTAACATCGCAGGGCGATGCAGATTCTTTGATTCAGCGCATGAATAGTATTCGTAACTGGGTACAGTCTAGCAAATGGTATAAGATTGGTGGAATTGATTCTGAATCAGTAGAGCCAGAAAGCGAGAGAACTGTCGATGATGCGATTAAAAAGTTTTTGTCGTTAAGCTCAAAGAAGAAGTCAAAGAATGTTACTAGAAAACAACCAGATAGACCCGGCTTAGGCGAAATCGACAAGGGATAATAAAGAGTTGAATGGCAAAACGTTTTCAATTAACAAAGTCGGATATCAGAAAAGAACTCATTAAATGTGGGCGCGACCCGGTTTATTTTATTAACAACTATATTAGAATTGCACACCCAATGAAGGGCCTGATACCTTTTAATTTGTATAATTTTCAAGAAAATACAATAAAAGATTTTGTTGATCACCGATATAATATTATTTTAAAAGCTAGGCAATTGGGAATTTCAACAACAATCGCTGCATATGTTGCTTGGTTGATGCTGTTTCATCGTGGCAAAAATGTGGTTGTTGTTGCAACAAAATTACAAACTGCGGCCAATCTTGTTAAGAAGACAAAGTTAGCCATGAAGTCATTGCCAGATTGGATGATGATTTCTAAAATTGTTATTGATAATAGAAACTCTTTTAAGCTAGACAATGAAAGCGAAGTGAAGGCAATCTCAACTTCGGGTGATGCTGGTCGCTCCGAAGCGCTGTCTTTGTTGGTTATTGACGAAGCGGCAATTATTGACACCTTGGATGATTTGTGGGCAGGTTTGCAACCAACGTTGTCAACCGGCGGCGATTGTATTATTGCCTCGACTCCAAAAGGTGTGGGAAATAAGTTTCATCAACTGTATAGCGAGGCAGAGCAGGGCTTAAATGATTTTAATTCGCTGCTGTTGCCATGGAGTGTTCACCCCGAAAGAGATCAAGGGTGGTATGAACAGGAAACTCGTAAGATGTCTAGGCGGGAAATCGCGCAAGAGCTTGAGTGCAACTTTAATATGTCGGGCGAAACTCTTCTTGGCGGCGAAGATTTAGACAGAATAAGAAAAGATATTAAAGATCCGATTTATAAAACTGGTTTTGATCGCAACTTGTGGATTTGGGAAAGATATGATCCTAGTAAGAAATATTTTTTGTCTGCTGATGTTGCACGAGGCGATGGACAAGACAATTCAACGTTTTTAATTTTTAATTCTGAAACTATGGAGTGCGTTGCTGAATACTGCGGCAAGCTTGCAATAGATGAGTTTGCTCCACTAATTTACGAAACAAGTAAAGAATATGGCTTTTGTTTAGCCGTTGTTGAAAATAATTCTATTGGTATGTCAGTTCTGGACAAACTGCGCAGCATGAACCATCCAAATCTTTATTGGTCACGAAAAGGAACACACGAACACATCGACCAATACTTGGCAGAACATCAAAAAACAACGGCCCCGGGCTTTACAACAACGGTTAAAACTCGACCATTAGTTATTGCAAAACTTGAAGAATTAATAAGAAACAAGGTAATTACAACACATTCAATTCGTTTAATCGGAGAATTAAAAACTTTTATTTGGCATAACGGAAAAGCACAAGCAATGAGGGGCTACAATGACGACTTGGTTATGGCATGCGCAATTGCTTGTTGGGTAAGAGACACGGCCTTGGTAATTAATCAGCATGATGTTGCATACAAAAAAGCAATGCTAAGCAGCATCATGAAATCAACTCAGAGAATGGATACAAAAATAGAAGGTATGAAAGGCTACAAGAGAAGAAAGAAACACATGGGAATATCGATAATCGATAATGAATTTCCGTTCTTTATAGGATAGAATCATGGCACCAAGAAATAAAAGAATAAATAGAAACACCAACAACCCTGCTAATCCGCAGCACAATCTTTTTCAGAGGTTGACCAGATTATTTTCAGGTCCAATCATAAATTATCGGCAGCAGCAGATAAGAAAAGACCGGCGGAACAGACTAGACAGATATTCACGTAAATTTAAATCAACCAGCGGTCAAGATTTCAAAAAGCAGTCATATAATCCATATGATTATATGATGGCCCAGATGGCCATAAATCAAAACCGCGCTGAACGATATGCGGATTTTGATCAAATGGAGTTCTCTCCAGAGTTGTCTTCGGCGTTAGACATATACGCTGATGAAATTACACACCACTCAGAATATGGTAAAATATTAAAGATTGATTGCAGGAATGAAGAAATCAAAGAAATTTTAAACGGACTGCTTTATCAGATATTAAATGTCGAATTTAATTTGTTCGGCTGGACTAGAAATTTAGTTAAATATGGTGATTTTTTCCTTTATTTAGATATTGACGAGGAAATTGGAATTAAGAGTGTTATCGGACTTCCAAGTCAAGAAGTTGAAAGAATGGAGGGCGAAGATCCAACTAACCCCAATTATATTCAGTATCAATGGAACTCCGCTGGCATGACTTTAGAAAATTGGCAAGTTGGACATTTTAGAATCTTGGGCAATGACAAGTACGCACCATACGGGACTTCTATATTAGATCCCGCAAGAAGAATTTGGCGTCAACTTACGCTTTTAGAAGATGCTATGATGGCGCACAGAATTGTTCGCGCCCCCGATCGTCGTGCTTTTTATGTTGATGTTGGCGGAATTCCCCCGGAAGATGTAGAACAATATATGCAGGGCGTTATGACTTCGATGAAGCGCCACCAATCTGTTAATCATTTAGACGGCAGAGTCGACCTCAGATATAATCCGGCTTCGATTGAAGAAGATTATTTTGTGCCTGTTCGCGGCGGCCAAAAGGCAACTGAAATTTCTACTATTGGTGGTCAAACTTGGGCCAATGATATTGAAGATGTAAAATATTTACGAGAAAAACTATTTTCAGCAATTAAAATACCGGCTGCTTATTTGATCAGCCAAGAGGCTGCGTCCGAAGATAAAACAACGTTGGCCCAAAAGGATATTCGTTTTGCAAGAACCATTCAGAGATTGCAACGCTCTATAATATCTGAACTAGAAAAGATTGCAATAATTCATCTCTATACATTAGGTTACAAAGGTGAAGATTTGATTTCATTTAAATTTCATTTGTATAATCCATCTAAGATCGCGCAACTACAAGACATCGAACAGTGGAAAGCAAAGATTGAGGCGGCCGACGCTGCAGCAACCAATTATTTTAGTAAGCGTTGGATAGCTGAAAATATGTTAAATATTTCTGAAGAAGAGTTTGTTCGAAATCAGCGCGAACGATTTTATGATAAGAAACTTGAAGCAAGTATGGCTAAGATCGCCGAAGTAACTGGCGAGGTGGCTGGTATGGAAGCCGCCGGCGGCCTAGGCATGGGCGATATGGGGGGAATGCCAGACCTCGGCGCCACAGAAGACCTCGGCGCTCCCGACCTCGGCGGGGCAGAAGAAACAGCACCAACGCCTACGCCAGAAGAAGAGCCAACGCTTTTGGCAACACCGCCAGAAGCTGGCCCCCCGGGCAAGCGAGATGAAGATTCTAGTTGGTATTGGAAAAGGGTGAAGAAAAACCCGCTTGGCTTGCCAGATCAAACAACCACTGCACGAGCAAAGGGTAAATGGTACCAGCCCGTTACACTAGATGGAAGAAAAAGTTCCGGACCTCGTAAAAAGAATATGATGTCTCAGGGTGGCCACGCTCAAGGCGGTAGAAGGGGCACGCACAAAGGCTATCATGAGTTGGATAATATGCGACATTTAGCAAGAGGAATCGCGGAAGGCTCGATTAATGAGTTGTTAGAAGGTACTGTATCTTCTGAAGAGCCTAATTATGATTGTAATATTGAAAAAAATATTTTTCAAACAAGTAATGAATTGAAGATGTTGATTGAATCTTTGGAGAATAAGAATAATGAAGTTAAAGCACAATAAGCGAAGAAACACAGCTTTTCTTTTTGAAATGTTGGTTAAAGAATTGGCCCGGGCCTCTTTGCAAGAAGACGAATCAAAGAAAAAGGAGATTGTTTCAATATTAAAAGCATTTTTTGGCAAGGGGGGTGTTCTGGCCGAAGAGCTTAATTTATATCGAACCATATATGAAACAAAAAATATTGAAAAATCAGGTGCCGAGAAAATTATCGCAGAGGTTAAGCGTGTTTATTCTGGCCTTAACCAAGGGGAAATTTATAAAAAACAAACTCAACTTATTAATAAAGTTAATAAGAGCTTGACGCCGAATGTGTTTACTAATTTTGTCCCCAACTATAGGACCATCGCCAGTATTTCACAAATTTTTAATAAAAAAATATCAATTAAAAACAAGGTTTTGTTAGAGAGTCAACTTATAAAGCATATGATTTCAAAAAAGCAGCTACAAAAGAAAAATGAACTTCAAATAAAAAACTCTGTCTTAAGGGCGTTTGCCAAACAATACAACACGGCATATGATAATATGTATACAGAACAGAAAGAACTGTTATCAAAGTTTATTTCTTCTTTCATGGACAATGGGTTGGAATTAAAGATTTTTCTTAATGAGGAGATTGGAAGATTAAAAAAAGAAACCAAATCATTATTAAGCGAGGAAGACGTTTCATCCGATTCAGAGATGAGAACAAAGATTGAAAAAGTTTCAAAGATATTAAATGGATTTAAAGGCCAGCATATAAATGAAGGTGTTTTAAAACAAATTATTAAAATCCAAGAATTAATAAGAGAGAACCAAAAACAATGACCGTAGAAGTAAAAATTGGTGCTGATGTTGCTGCAGAATTTGCAGAGCCCGATGAGCCTTTAAAAATAAAAGTTGATGTACCCGTGGTGCACAAAATTCATTTAAAGATGCGTCGTAGCATTAACGGCGATTATATGATTTACGATCACCCTTTATATGATATTGTTATTATGCCAAAGAAGAATAAAGTTGTTACCTTTGTAAAACGCGATACAAAAATTGATCCATATCCGGCACAAGATAGGTTTTTTGAATATTTGAGAATTAAAGGGGTTATACTACCAGACAGCGTTCAGAGCGGAAATGTCTTTGGCTCCCTTGAGGCCACTTATCCAATTAATGATAAAGTTGACACCATCCAAGCACTTCTTTTGGTAATGCACAATTTCTTGAAAGATGAGGCAGAGGATATACGCGGCGCAATCGAATACGACAGCGCATTAGAAGATTATTTCACAGACCCCTCTGAGGAAGATAGTACAGAGCTTGGTGAAATACCTCACGCTAAAAAGAAAGGCTCTATTGAGCCATCGTCAACGCCTTACGGCTTAATTTACAGGATTTAAAATGGAATTATTATGGTTTGTGTTGGCCGCCTATGGCCTTACGCAAGTTTTAGTTTACGGTAGCATATTTAATAAAATAAGACCAACGGAAGGGTTCTTTGGAGAACTGTTCCGGTGCTCAATGTGTTTGGGTTTTTGGGTTGGTGTGTTATTGTATGGAATTTCTTTTTATACAGAACTATTTACATTTGAACTCAATTGGGCTAATCCAATTATTTTGGGCAGTCTGAGTTCGGGCACCTCATACGCCTTAAGTATGTTATTTGGAGATGAAGGAATCAATGTCAAAAGAAATTAATGTTTTTGTTGAGAACCACTGGATGCTACAACCGCCGAGGCTTTGCAAAAGCGGCTGCTGTATCGGGCGGGTAACGCCCGCTAGGAAAT